TGGATAGGCTCTTACTTCGGCTATAAGGGCACGCAGATAGATTTTCAGTCGGAGGCCGGTGATTTAACCACATCATCCCTCGTGATGATTGCCGCCCGCTGGGTCGGGAATACTCTTCCCGAAGCTCCGGTAATAGTCAAAGAGTCCGTCGAAAAAGGAGACGCGAAGCAGATACCGCGTCACCCAATGGTCGAGTTGTTGAAAAAGCCCAATCCCTTTTATTCTGGTTCTACCCTGTGGAAAGCTTTCGCGCTCTCGTGGATAGTTGACGGAAATGTTTTCTTCATCAAGGTCAGAAATACATTCGGCAAAGTCATTCAACTGTGGTACGTCCCGCACTGGATGATCGTGCCGAGGTTCCCGCAGGACGGGAGCGAGTTCATTTCGTATTACGAGTATTCCGTCGGCGGCGCGGGGCGTTACTACCTTCCGGCTCAAGACGTGCTGCACTTCCGCGACGGCGTTGACCCGTACAACACGAGAAGAGGACTGTCGCCCGTTGCCTCCGTTCTCAGAGAGATTTTCAGCGATAATGAATGCGCGAACTACTCGGCTTTACTTCTAAAGAACGGCGGCGTCCCCCCGTTCGTCATCACTCCGAAGGACGGCGTTGATGTTGACGACGGGACGGGAGAGCAGATCAAGGCCGAGCTGATAAGGAGAACGTCGGGAGACGAACGGAACAAGCCTCTTTTCTTAAACGGCGGACTCGACATCAAGCAACTCGGTTTTGAGCCACGCAAGATGGACTTGCGGACGCTGAGGGTTGTTCCTGAGTTGAGAGTCGCCGCGGCCATCGGCATCCCCGTGGAAGTGCTCGGCACGAACAAAGAACATTCAACTTACAACAACGTGAAGACCGCTTACGAGGCGGCGTATCAATCATTTTTAATTCCGCTTCACCGTCACATCGAAGAAGAACTTGACAACCAGCTACTACCCGAATTTGACAAAGACCCGACGCACTACACGTCGCACGATTTGACGGGCGTCCGCGCGTTGCTTGACGACGAGAAGGGGAAGTGGGAGAGGCTGGGCAATGCCTACAAGACGGGCGGCATCATGCGCCTTGAGTATCGATCTGGGATGGGCTTCGGGCCGTCAGACCCTATAAATGACCCCGAAGGCAAACTCGACCGCGTGTTCTTCGACCCGCGAGGTGGAAGCGTCATCCCGCCGGGTGAAGACATACAGGAGGGGAAGGATTCTTCTTTGCCGACGAAGGCAATCAAGAGCGTGCCGTCTGACGAGACGATTGACGAGGCGGTAGAGTGGTTCGACTCAATCATCCCCGAAGCAAAAGGCGCTTTGGGCGCGAAGGTGTCAACGAACGGAAGCCATGCCTGATTTCACCTTCGACAAAGTTTCGCGCACCTATCTCAAAGACGGTCGCCCCGTCAAAGCGGAGACCGTTCGCCGATGGGTCGCGGATGTCTTGGAGAGGACAAGAGGGCAGGCGGAAGCGGTAACACAAAAGTATCTTGACAAAACAATCACCCGCGCCGAGTGGTATCTGGACATGAAAGGCTTGATCTCGAAATCACACTCGGCAATCTGGATGCTGGCGCAGGGTGGCAGAGACGCGACGGACGCGAAGAGTTGGGGCGCGGTCGGCGTGAGGATCAAATCAGAGGTCGGATACCTCAGAGGCTTTGAGCGGGCGCTGGCTAACGACAGGGCGGGAACTGACAATCAGATTCTCAACCGTTCTGGACTCTACGCAGACGCTTTGCATTCAACATTCATGGCGGGGATTGTTAATCGCGAAAAGTCTGCCGGCGTCGAAACCGTGCTGAGGGTTTTAGACCCGTCGGCCTCTCACTGTGAAGACTGCCCCGATCTTGCGGGCGAGTATCCGATTGATGAAGTGCCGGAGATAGGCGACTCGCAATGCGGCTCGGCCTGCCGTTGTTCCATCGAATCTGTTGAATTGGAGGAAGCGGCATAAATGGCAATCAGTCCAGCACAACTAGGCCGCCTGACTTCGGAAGAGTCGGCGAAGGTCGAAGAGTTAGAGCGCGACATTGATGCGTATCTTTCGAGGCTGCAACAGCCTTCCGGCTCGGTGCGCTACACGTTCTCCGGCCAACTTACCAACGGCGCAGTGAGGAGAGAAATAGAGAAGCGATACCGCGAGGCGGGTTGGTCGAGCGTGCGGATAATCGAGTCGGGCGGCGCATCGGTCTTACTACTGGGAGCATAAATGAGCTACGAAAATATAGAAAGGGCGCGTCAAAACGTACCTGGGTTTGCCGAAGGCTTTGACGCCTGGTTTACGTGGTGCTGGTGGAGAACGGAATTACATTTTGCCCGCAGGCGGCCCTTACCACCTCTCAAGGACTCGGCTAACAATAATCTACCCGCCGCACTCGTCACCAAGATGCCCTTCTACCGAAAGGCTGACGGAAGTGCCGGCGTAAAATTCTTTGCCGTCAGGAGGAGCATTGATTCCCAATGAGCGAGCAGACAATACCTTTGGAGCGCGAGCCTTCGCGCGAGGAGTACATGGCTGTGAGGAACGCTGCCGGCGAGCCGTGCGAGTGTACCGAGGAGATGAAACTGGTCTTCGCGGAGACGAGCGTCTGCTGTAAGCCCTGCGCCGCGAGGCAAGTCTTGAACGGCATCACCACTCTGGCCGATACGCTGTGATGAATGAATTGAGCGCGGGCGAAAGCCCCGGCGACCCTTAAAAGAGCGAGCGTGTCCGTTCCGAGCAGTCGGAATCTCGCACGGCAATCCGTGAGCTTCGGGGCATGGAAAATCCACAGCCGGAAACGGTCGGCTATATTGCCTAACCGAGTAAGTGTGGAGGGTCGCCGCCAAATTTTAATGATGAGTTCTCCGCAATCCATCTTCAAGTGTAAGCACTGTCAGACGCCTCTGGGCGTAACGGTCGGAAGTGTGCTGATGGTCGGGGCGGTGAAGTTCGTCAAGGCGGTGACGCTTCAGTGCGTTCTGTGCCATAGGGTGAGCACTTGGTATCCGGCGAAGGCGGCGGAAGTTGTGCCGCTTCAGAAAGCGGTGTGAAAAAATCTCTTGCGCCGGAAAGTTTTGTGATATACTCGCACCGTCTTTGATAACTGAATGGGTGACAGGGCCGCCGCGCAAGCGGTTGGATAATCGAGTCCCGGCGTCAGTACCGTGGAGGCCCAAGAGCGGTTTAGCGGGAACACCCATTCGGTAGCACTTTACAAATCTGGCTGTCTTAGCTTCGGGCTAAGAACCAAACGAGAGACTAGCGCCTCGTGAGATTCCTTCGGGAGTTTCACGAGGCGCTTTTCTTTTGTCCCAACGAAAGGTCAACCGATGCCGCAGAACCCGCCGAAGCAGATGCACACGACGCTCCTCATCGAGCGCGGAGTCGTCAACGCCGTCCGCTACGAGGAGCACGAACTCAAATCCAAGATCGGCTACGTCCCCTACAACGACGCGGTGGACAAGACGATGAAGGAGTTTCAGGCACTCGAACGTGTCGAGGCCGCAGGCCAGCCCTTCATCGCCCTCTACTACCGCCCGAACTCAGGCATCACGAAAGAGGATGCAATCGCCATCGGCAAGGCCGAGGCCGAGAAGTTCCTGAACCCGGAGAAGTTCAGGAAGCAGAGAGACGAGATGGAAGAGTTGCGCGCGGAGAACGCGCGGTTGCGGGGACTGGCTGGCAAGGGTAAGTAATGCCCGAACTCATCTACATCGGCGGGGCGGTAAAAGCCCTTGACGACGCTGGGCGCGTCGGGGGCTACCTCGTGCGCTTCGGCGACGCCGCGCACAAAGACCTGGACGGCGAATACTTCACCAAAAACACTTACTTCGGCTCGCACGACGCGGACGGCTCCGACTGCCTGTTTCACCACATGCTTCCCGTGGGTGATGTGCCGCAGGAGTTGACCGACCACATCTTCACCCCGCTCAAGACGAAGAAGGATGATGTCGGGCTGTTCGCCGAGACGGTTTTGAACTTGGCGGACGAGTACGAGGCGAAAGTCTTTGAACTCGTGCAGGCCGGAAAGCTCGGCTTCTCTTCCGGCGCAGCCGCGCACACCGTCAGGAAGGCGAAGGACGGCGAGATTAAGCGCTGGATCATCGCCGAGGGGAGTTTCACCCCTACCCCGGCGGAGCCGCAGAACCGCGTCGTCAACATCAAGTCATACGGCGAGATGTTAAAGGCCGTGTGGACAACTTCATACGTCAACGACCTTCCCGACTCTGCCTTCGCGTTCATCGAATCCGGCGGCGAGAAAGACGGCGAAGGAAAAACCAAGCCGCGAAGTCTTCGACACTTCCCTTACAAAGATTCAGACGGAAAGCTCGACGAGGCACACGTTAAAAACGCTCTCGCCCGCATACCGCAGTCCGACCTCTCTGACGAAGACAAGGCGAAGGCGCTAGCCGTCGTCAAGCGCGCCGCCAAAAAGCTCGGCGTCGAAGTCTCGGAAAGTAAGTCAACCAAAGGCATTTTCACGGAGATTCACGAAGACCGCGCCAACTCCATTTATTCACTCTGCGACGACCTCCAGTGTGCGCTGTGGCGCGCGCAGATGATGGACGACATGGCGGAGGACGCCGGGATTGTTTTCGACTTCCCGGCGGCGGTTGACGAAATCCTAAATGAGTTTTCGACTCTCATAAAGCAATCATTGATCGAAGAAGACGAAGAAGAGGACGCTGGGGACATGACGCCCCTCGGCGCGAAGAGCATGGCGGTGTCCGCCCCGCTCAACAGTCACTCCCAAGCGATGGTGTCCGTCGCCAAAGAGTTCGCGCAACGAACCTCCGCGTTCAAAAGTCTGTTCACTCAGTACGCCGAGCGCGGGACGAAGAGGCACGAGTTCAGGGTGAAAGAAGGCAGGACGATCTCGCAGGCCAACCGCGAGCGGATGGACGAGATGCACGGCCACGTCAAGGAGGCCAAAGGCCACCTGACGGAGATCGAGAAGGGGTTGCAGAACCTCATCACGATGGCGAACCCGTCTCAGTCGGTCACGGTCGGTGAAACGAAGTCGAGCGAAGACCTGTTCGTTGACTTCCAGCGCCTTCGCACGGAACTCACCATCCATTAGGAGTGAAGAGAAATGCCAGCATCCATTCCCGAAATCAAAGGCTACGAAGACCTCTCGCTGAAAGACCTCGGCGAGAAGATGGTCACGTGGACGAAGCAGATGGCCGAGTTCTGGGAAGAACGTAAAAAGGGCGACCGCTTCGACATGACGGAGGCCGAGCGCACGGATGTCGTCAAGGCCAACGACGCGATGGCCGAGGCCAAGAAGCGCCTCGACCTCTTGCGCGAGGATAACGGCATCTACGAGCGCACGATGAAGGCGCACAAGGAGATGCTGGAGCTTGAGAACACTCCCGCGAACGGCGTCCCGCACCCGAACGGCGGGGGCGTCTTCGCGCAAGGTCAGTTGAAGTCCCTCGGCCAGTCCTTCGTCGAGAGCGCCGAGTACAAGGCGATGAAGCGCGCGCTGCCGGGCGGCGGGAGCGCAATTTCGCCGACGGCGACGATGGGCACGGACATCCCCGACATCACGCTGGATTCGGCATTGAAGTCGGTCAAGGCCCCGCTGACGAACGCCACGGGCTTCCCGCCGCCGTTCGCGCCAGACACGAGGGTTGTGCCCTTCGCCGCGCGCCGCGTCGTCGTGACCGACCTCATCCCCAGTTTCGACACGACCTTCTCGGCCATTCATTACGTCGAGGAGACCACCTTCACGAACAACGCCGCGGGCGTCCTGGAAGGCGCTTCCAAGCCCGCGTCGGGTCTGGGGCTGACGCGCCGGACGGCGAACGTCGAGACGATTGCCCACTACATCAACGTCACCAACCAGCAGTTGGAGGACGTGCCGCAGGTTCGGGCTTTGATTGACGACCGCCTGACCTTCATGCTCCAGCTCGCCGAGGAGACCGAAATCCTCAACGGTTCGGGCACAGACCCCGACCTCCTGGGCTTCTACAACAAGTCGGGCGTCAACACCCAAGCCCTCGGAGCCGACAACGCGCCGAACGCGATCATGAAGGGCTTCACGAAGATTCGCACCGTCGGTTTCGCGGAGCCTTCCGGGGTCGTCTTCCACCCGACCGACTGGCAGAACATCCGACTCCTCCAGACGACAATCGGCTCCTACATCTGGGGCGACCCCTCGGAGGCCGGGCCGGAAAGAATCTGGGGCGTCCCTATCGTGCAGACCGTGGCGGCGACTCTGGGCCAGCCCGTGGCCGGCGACTTCCGCCTGTTCTCGCAACTTGCCCGCAGAATGGGCATCCGCGTCGAGGTCGGATTGGTGAACGACGACTTCATCAAGAACCAGCAGACGATCCGCGCCGAGTTGCGCGAGGCACTGCTGATTTACCGGGCCTCGGCGTTCACAATTTATTCTGGCTTCTAACTATTTGTAGCGGGTTTTGTGCTATAATCTCCGCAAGGAGGTTACACAATGCACCCGTTACTTCAACCGAAAGGCAAGAAACCGCGCAAGGGCGCTGTCCAACGATGCGAGCAATGCGGCGAAGAGTTCTACGTGGTTCCGCGCAGGGTCGGCGAAAGTCGGTACTGCACCCGCGAGTGTCTGAGGGCGGCGCAGCTTACGGCGCGCACGCGGGCGTGTAAGGTCTGCGGCAAGGTCTTTGAGAAGGGCGCAACTTCGACCGGCAACTACTGCGGCTGGTCTTGTTACTCCAAAACGCGGGAACCACGTAAGGCGTGCAAGGTCTGCGGCGGTAAGTTGCGGAGAAGCGGCCAGACCTATTGCTCGGCGGCCTGTCATAAGCAAGGCCGCAGGGCGGGCGTTGATAAGACCTGTGAAGCGTGCGGCAAGCAATTCTACGTCGAGCCGCACAAGGCGGGGCGAAGTAAGTTCTGCTCGCTCGAATGTTGCTACGAAGGCAAGAGGTTAAAAGGGCCGGGCTGGAAGTTCACGCGCAAGGACGGGTACGTTGCCGTCTATTACCCTTCGCACCCGGACGCGACAAAGAGCGGTTTCATCTTGGAGCACCGGTTAGTGGCCGAACAGAAAGAGGGTCGGCGCATTTTGAAAACTGAGCACGTCCACCACGTCAATCATGTGAGGGATGACAACCGCCCGGAGAATTTGGAAATCGTCAGCCCAAGCGAACACGCGCGAGAAAGCAACGCGCACGGCAAGCGGAAGCGGCAGACGATGCGAGAGCGGTTAGCGGAGTACGAGCGGCGCTTCGGCCCGCTTGAGGAGTGAAAGCGAAATGGGAGTCATCAACCCTATCAACTCGATTGTTCCCGCGGAGGCGGGCGGCATTCACAGCCGCCCTCTGGGCAGCCCCGCCGCGGTCTCGGCGACCGCCGTCATGCCCGCCACAGGTCTGACGGCCTCGCCGCAAGTCGGTGTTACCGCCGGGATAGTCCAGCCGGACGTGCCCCGCAACGTCACCGCGAAGGGGAACGCCTCCGGCATCGCCGGAAACGTCGTCGTCCACGGGACGGACGAATTCGGCAACACGATCACCGACACGATCGCCTTGAACGGCTCGACCGAGGTCGCGGGCACGAAGGTCTTCAAGACGGTCACGAGCGTTGACCTTCCGGCTAAGACGAACTCTTCGGGAGACACGGTTTCCATCGGGGCGAGCAACAAGCTGGGCCTGGGCCGCAGGCTCTCGCGCGACACGATGATTCATGCGTACCTGAACGGTGTCAGGGAGGCGACGCGCGCGACGCTCAATTTCGACCCGGCGAATGTGTACGCGAACTGGGTGCAACTCAATTCCGCGCTCAACGGAAATCCCGTCGTCGTGGACTTCTACCAATAGGGGAAAGCAAATGGCAATTTCTGACGAGAGGGTCTATCTGAACGAAAAGGGCGAGGCGACGCGCAACGCCTCGGAGGGAGTCAAGCTGCTCGCGGGCGAGGGCGGCCAGATTTCCGACGCCGACGCGAAGAAGTATGGCGTTAAACTGCGCGAGGTCGAAGCCAAAGACGATACGCCGCACATCACCATCACTCCCGGCGTCAACCACCCAGGCGGCAGGATTGAGGCGACGCCCGCAGAAGGCGCGGCGCAGACCGTCGCCTTTAACCGCACGGCAGACGGTGACGCGGCGACGGCCTCCGAACTCGCGGGCGACGAGAGTCCCGCGAAGGGCAAAACCTTCGGCGACGACAAGCCTGAGTAATGGCCGACTCGGACGACTACAAGACGGCCTTCGCCGAGGTCGTGCGCCGTGTCAGGGCGGACGACGACCCCGTGCTGACTTACGGCAACGGCGTGACGCCCGACGTGAATCAGGAGTTGGACGCGATCCTTGAAAGCCCGGAAGTGAAACGCGCGGCGACGTGGGCCGCAGGGACTGCGTACGACGTCGGCGATGTGGTGATGCCGAACCCCAGAGACGGGCACAGGTACAGATGCTCGAAGGGCGGGACGAGCGGAAACGCGCAGCCGACCTTCAATAATTCTTCTGGCTCTTTGACTTCGGACAACACGTGCGGGTGGACGGAAGCCGGGCCGCAACTGCCGAACATCTACGACATAAGGCGGGCGTGCTACCTCGCACTTGATTTGAAAGTGATGAAGGCGAGTCCTGAGAACCAGTTGTTGAGCGAAGGGCGTGGTCAGGCGTCCGGCTACAAGTGGCTTAACTTGCAGAGGCAGCGTGACCAGTACAGGAGTGTAGGGCTGGCGTGAACATCACCGTCGAAATATCGGGGACGGAGAATCTGAGGCGCGACGCCGCTTTGCTCGCCGCGCGCATGAATTCTCCCGTCAGGGCCGTGGCGAGACAGCTCGGCGAAGTCACCCTCTCAGCCGTGCGAAGCCAGTACGCCTCGGCGGGGAGGAGAGGCCCGAAGGGCAGGCCGTGGACGCGGAAGCAGTCAACGATTGACAGGTACACGGCGATGAACAGGCGGGGGTTCGCCGTCATCAACGAGCCGATGCGCCGGACTGACGCCCTGTTCAAGTCCGAGTCAACATTCGGAGCGCCGCACGCGATCTTTGAAGTGACTGACGACGCGGTTGTGATGGGCACCGACCTCGTTTACGGCAGCGTCTGGCAGGCGAGGGGCCAGACGCAGTACGACCCGACGCTTGAGGACGTTGCCCGGTACGCCTCGATCATCAAGAGGGGGATCGTGAAGGACGCCAACACGTTCTTCGATTTCGTTGACGAGGAGTTCGCGTTTTGACGTGGCAGCCGAAAGTTCCGGCCACGGACGTTCGCGCAATCGTCCCGAACTTCGTTAGCTATTTGAAGGCAAACCAGGCGGACGTTTTCGCGTGGCTCAGCCCTTCGCCTCTGGCGAATTTTGAGGAGTGCTACCAGGACGCGCAGGTTTTCGTCGAGAAAGATTTTCCGCACTTCGGCGTGGTGCGCGAACGCTACACCATAGACGACGCCGACGACGGGCGGAAGATAACCTGCGAGTTGACGGCGATCATTGAAGTGTACGCGAAGTTCGCCAAGAGTGAGAGGGCGGATGCGCTAAGTCAGTTGTTGGCAGAAACGAAGAATCGCGTTTATGCCGTCGAGTCGGTTTGGATGAACATCCCCAGAGCGACCTTGTTCGCGGACATCGGCGGAACCAAACACGACGAGTTCCGGGTGATGACGGGTTTCGACGTCATCGAGTCGGCGAGCGAGACCGAGGCGCTATTTAACGCGCAGATGAATCTGAATTTGAAGTTCACGGAAAACCCAGCATGAGCACAGAACAAAATAACCTGCCGCCGCCCAAAGCTCTGAAAGTCGAGCGGGCCACCGTCACGCTTGAAGGGCTGCAAGAGGAGTTCGGCCCCGCGGAGGGGCGGGCGAAGTACGTCGCAATCGCCAACATCGAGGGCGAGCTTACCCACCCAGAGACGGGCGAGGCGTACACGCATCGGCTGTTTCACGACCCCGTTCGTGAGAAGTATTGGCCGGAGTTGGTCGTCGCGACTCTTCCGCCGGCTGCGCGTGCGGAAGTCGCCCGAATAATCTCGACCGTGCAGGTGAAGGAGTAACGCTATGCCGACGACAGCGACAGCGAGGCCGTACACCGGCGCGGACGTTCCGCAAGGCCCGGCGGAAGTGTGGATAAAAGTCGCCGTGCCCGGAGCGGGGGCGGGGCTTGTCCTTCACACCGACGGCTCGGTTGATGCCACGACGAACACCACCGCCGTCTTTCTGGGAAAGCTAAAAGCGGGCGCTAAATTTTCCTACAAGCCGTCATTCTTCGAGGGGCAATCGGACGAGTCCGCCGATTCTTTTCGCCGCCTCATCTCGGCGGAGGAGTTGACCATTACGGGCGAGTGGATGGAGTTGCAGTCGGCGATAAAACTCGCGAACATGATGGTCGGGGCGACCTCGAACACGATCACGGGGCCGCCCGCGACGACACTCATCCAGTTGGGCGGACTCACCATCCCGCCGACCTTCTCTGCGGCCCTCGTCTGGACGCAGCCGGAGGCGACGAGCAAATACGTCTCGCTGCAACTCTACAAGACGCTGAACATGGGCGAGACGGTCGCCGACATCACGAAGAAGGCGCTCGCGTCCGCCCCCTTCATATTCCGCGCCCTCTCGGTTGACTCGCGCGCCGTCGGCGACCGACTGGGGGCCATAAATATCTACACCTAATGAGCGACGTTGCTAAAAAGTGGAAAGAACGCCTCGCGCGGAAGGCCGCGGAGCGGGCGGCGCTCGTGCAAATCGTGCCCGTCTCCTTCGCGGGCTTCGATGGTCGCGCACACCGCCTCGACCTCTTCGAGTTCGCGCGCGCCGGACGGATGCCGGAGTACCTCGCCAAAGCCTTCTTCGCCGCCGTCAACGGCCAAGAGGCCAAAGCGAGGGAAGGGGATTTGACTCCGGAAGAGTTGAACGCGTGGCTCAGATTTCAACGTGTGGCCTTCTGCTCGATGATGGACGAGCCGCGGTTTTCGATTGAGGACGAGAGGAAGGGGAGAGAGCTTTACGACGATGAGTTGGATTACTCCGAGTTCGTCGTCTCCTTCCCCGAAGTCGTCAAAGAAGGTGTTCAATGGCAACTCGACGGCTGCCCTGACATTCCTGTCCGAACGGAAAGCGGTGAGGTCTCGATAGAAGACCTCCGCAACTTTCGTGACGGCGGAGAGTGGCTTACAACTCCTGAATCTTATTACCGCGACGAAGGCGTGTTCTGGCAGCCCGTCGCAAGCCCTCGGATTATGTGAAGACTCGGTAGCCTTCGCTTTGAACTCCGCCGCCGCGTTCTGCCTTGATTACTACACGCAGAAGCGCGAGGCGGAGAAGGAAGAGAGGCGGATGGAATTTGAGGCGGCCTTGCGCGGCGTAGATTTTCCCGCGTAGGGCCGCTAAAACTTTATGGCGGACTCAGACCTGCTATTCACGATCAAAGCTAACGGAGCGCCCGCCGTTGCGGAGATACAGAATACCGCCCAAGCGATCAACGTCAATATCAACAACATGGTGAACGTGGCGAACAACGCCACGAAAGCCTATCAAAACGTCGGCACGCAAGGCTCGCAAGCCTTCACCTTTCTAACCCGCTCGATAACAGGCTCAATCCCCGTACTCGGCAACGCGACGAACGCGGCGATCAGTTATACCTCGGCAATCGGCATAGCCGGTGGTGCTATTGGCGGTTTCGTCGCGCTGGTGACTGGTGCGGCTGCCGCCGTCTATAAACTTGCGGACGCGGAGGCCGAGTACGGCGCGCACCTGAAAGACATCTCCGTGGAGACGGGCATCTCCACGGAAACCCTGTCGGCCTTCGCGCTCGGCGCGAAACTCGCAGGGTCGTCACTCGACCAGGCGCAGCGTTCGTTAGACATCTACCTGCGGAACGCTTCCGAGGCCGCGCACGGCAACGAGAAATTGTCCGCCACCTTCCAGCGCTTCGGTTTGGATGCGAAGGCGGCGATTAAGAATCCAGACCAGGCACTTCAGGATTTGCTCACGCGCTTGGCGGCCATCCCTAACGAGTCCGAGCGGCTCGACGCCGCCTTCAAACTCGCCGGTCGCAGCGGCGCATTGCTCGCCCGCATCGCGGGCGAGATGGGCGGCAACTTTGACGAGTTGAAGCGGAAGGCCGACGAACTCGGAATATCTTTCAGCGAGGGCGACGCGCAGAGGGCCAAAGATTTTGAAGTCGCGCTCACTCTTTTGGAAGAGCGGAGCAAGGGACTAGCCTACACGTTCGGCAAGGAAGTCGGGCCGGAAATCACGAAGACGCTCGATGACTGGAACGCGGCACTCGGCACAAGCGGCGACGCGTGGGAGAAGTGGTCTTTCGGCATCGCGGGCGCTATCGCCACGGCGCGCGGCGCAATCGAAGGAGCGAGAGAGGCGATACGCGAAGGCGCTCTCGACTTTCAGGATGTTATCGCCGGGGCGCTTATCGGCGGCGACAGGGCCGGGGATAAATTCTTACAAGACAGGTGGGCGCGCGAGCGTGCCGACGCCGAGGCTGCGGCTAAGGCGAACGAGGCCAGAGCCTACGGACTCACGGGCTACGTCGGAGACGTTGAGCACAAAGACAGGACGGGTGATTCGGCTGCGAGAAAGGCGGCGGAAGAAGCCAAGCGGGCCTTAGAAGCCCAGCAGCGCGGTCTGGAATCCTTAAACCGCGAACTCGCGCGCGCGACCTTACTTAATGACAACTTCGGCAAGTCGCAGATTGACGCCGCCGTAGCGACGATGCGCGCCAATTCGGGAATCGAGAAACTCACGGGGAACTTCCGCGCGGCGGGCGAGGAGGCGCTGAAGAGTATCGAGATTCAGATGCGCGACCTCGACGCGAAGAAGGAGTTGAAGAAGGCGGAAGATGATGCTGCGGAACAGAAGGTAAAGGACGCCGACTTCTACGACCGCGTGAACCGGATGCTCGGCGACCTTGTGGGTACGGAGGAAAAGCATCTTGATAAGGTCAAGCAGTTAATTAAAAGCGGTATCGAGCAGAATACGGTTATTGACATTCAGACCGCGAAGCTTTTGAAGCTGCTGGCGACCGTTCAGGATATTGACGACGCGGCGAAGAAGGCGGGCGTGAGTCTCGCGCAGGCCGTGGGCGTGGACATTAAGATACCGGAAGTCGGGCCAGGGTATGGCAAGAGCGGCCCTTACGTTGACCCGTTGGGACTAGGCAAAGCGCCGCCGCCGAACTTCAAGCCGATAAAATCGGCAATCGGAGATTTAAAGAGTTACGCCGTTGGTGCTTTCAACGACATGGCAAAAGGCTTCGGGCAGATGGTCGGACAGTGGGTGCTAACCGGAGACTTGGGCGGGCAGAGCTTGAAGAAGTTGACGGCAACGCTTCTCTCAGAAGTAGCAACGCAGGCCGCTTCACAGGCGATCATGTTTACGGCCTATGGCCTCGCCGCTCTGACACCGTGGGGCGCGGCTATCTACGGGCCTGCTACGCAGTGGTTTGAGGCGGCGGCGTTAATGGCGGCTGTCGCGGCGGGTTCGGCTGTCGTTGGGCGCGCGGTAGCCGGAGATTCTTTTTCTAGTGGCGCTAGTCCTGCTGTGGCAGGCAACGCTTATTCATCTCCGGGCGGAACTAATACAACGCCGACGCCGATCATTCAAGGTCGGCCCGGAGGTTCGGGCGACCCCTATCAACCACAGCACCTTATTATTGAGGTGAAGCCGACAGATGCTTTTGTCGTGAACGCGGCGGTAAAAGATTACAGGGGTAATGGCAGGATTAGGAAAATCATATTGCATGGCGCTGGCGAGTTAGCCACAATCTGAGCCGCCTTATTTGTCTTTCTTCCTATGCTTATACAGAGTGCCGATTGATGATTTTTTCTCGCCGCGCGCCTCTTGCAAGGCGTTGATGAAATGATGCGTGAGGTTGACTTCATTCGGAGCGCCTAAGATGAGCGGCCCGCTTTGGTCGTAAGTCTCAGTCTTCGTCCACGCAACCACACGCACCTTGTCTTCCGGCCTGACGATGAAGGCGCGCATCTGTGATTTCTGACTTATCGCGCCGCCCGAACGGGTTGCCGCAACATCGCGTGTCAAATCCTTCATTTCGAGATAGAACTCGGCGTCCTTCGGGCTGTTGACTACTTCGACACCCGAATATGCGCCGAGGTACATGATTATAGTTTTGCGAACATCGTCATCATCACAGATGACGTAAACTTTATGTAAGTTTTTGAGCGCGTCAATGGTGGTGATTTCGGGTGCTGTTACTTCTTGGGCGTTGGCGACGGCGAAGCTAATTAGAAGCGACGCGGCGAGTAATAAGGTTTTCATGGCGCGGGAATGTATCACGCACCAAAGAAAAAGGGCAAGGCCAGTAAGCCCCGCCCCCTCTCAAGGTAAGGTTGTAGCAGCCCTCAAATCTTGTCGGTCAGTCGTGGCTGCTTTGAAGACGCGACACGCTTCGACGCCCTCCGCGCCCTGTACGTCTGTCCGAGCGGTTTGATGAAGCTCAGATCAACCCGAAGCTTGACGCCGAACCTCTCGTAGCAGTTGGCGACGAAGGCCGAGAGTTTCTTGTAACTGTGCTTGAGCGCGGTTCGTTCGTCCTTCACCTTTATCTCGTAGTCCTTCACGTTGAAGAGTGTCTCTTGGACGAACTCCTGCACGGGTTTCCCGTCGTCTCCCACGGTCTTGATGTTGTGGTAAACGCGGTCGCCCTCTTCGGTGACTTCTTCGGCCAGCCACTCGCGCGCCAGCCTCGCGTCGGAATCGTAAAGCGCCTTGTCGCGCCTCGGATTGCAGTCGAGTTTTCTGATGATCTCGACCGCCTGTTGTATGGTCAGGCGTCCGCCTATGCGCTGCACTTCTTCAATGAACTGCTGCCGAGCAATTTGCTCCTTCTGTTCCTTCGTCATCGTCCATGCTCCTTAGTGCCGTCGCTTCTACGTCGTTAAGGGTCGCGATAAGGTCTCTCACCCTATCAACGAACCATTCTCGTTCGGGGTAATCCCAAGCCCGGAAGTAAGTTTCGAGGTTGCCGCTTAACCTCGACAGCGTTCGATCCGTGTCGTCAAAAAAATCGCGCCAGATGTCCTCAGCGGTCGGCGGCTTCTTCTTCGGCATCGGCGGCTTTTCCGCTAGCGAGGTTAGCGTGTCGGAGTCGCC